CCTACTCCGCCTTTTCTGTTAATAATGGATATTATCTCTTTCACTTCTACACTTCCTTTCTATGTGTGTATATGTTTATGTGTATATACATATCTGTATAAATGTATAAGTATATGTGTATGTGTTTAAGCTCCTATTTTCCAGAAGTCTGCACTCTCTTTTATATTAAGTGCTGTAGCTTTAGCTCCCAGTATAGCTAGCTGTGCTTTTACTTGTGCTGGTGTAAGCTTTCCGCTCTGGCTGTCTTTATAGAGCTTGTCATATTGTAGTAAAAGCTCTTCTGTAGTTCCTGTGCTTACTTCTTCTAAAGGCTCTGTATATTCTGTTTTAAGCTCTCTTGAATATTTAAGCCTTAACTCTAGAAGCTTATCTAGTGGAAGCTGTTTAAGGTCTTTCTGTGCTATTGCTTCATCAAGTCCCGCTATAAGCTGTCCTAGTCCCTTTATTCTGGCTTCTTTAGTCATATTGTAAGAAGTGTAAAGCTCTTCTAGTTCTGCTTGCTTTAAGGCTGTTATATCCGCTTGTAAGCTCTTCTCCCAGCTACTACAAGTGCTCTTGCTTATGTTTAGATCACTTGCTATAGTGCTGTAGCTCTTTCCCTGTGCTCTGGCCTTTATAAAAGCTAGCTTCTTTTCATTGTCTTTCATAATATCCCCCCTTTATTACTATTAAGCTGTAGTCTTCTCCAGAAGCTCTACACTGTCTATTAAAGTTCCTCTCATGTGTGAAAACATATTAGATATTTCTTCCCAGTGCATAGCTAAATATTGCATTTTAAAAGTATCTAGCTGTGTATCGTCTAAACAGTACTCATTTATCATCATACCCATAATTGTTATTACAGCTTGTATATCACACTGTGCTGTCATCACATCACTACATACATTGTTGTACTTTTCCCATGTTATTACTTTTTCTTTTTCCATACTTCCTTTACTCCTTTTCTTTAAAATATTGCACTTGCTATAGTGCTTTCACACTTGTTATTCATTCTGTCTAGGTTATGTGCGTAAATTTGAGTAGTAGCTATATTGCTATGTCTTGCAAACTGTTGTACTTCCTGTAAGCTATTTCCGCCTATAAGAGAAAGTGTAACCGCTGTATGTCTTAAGCTGTGAGCTGTAAGCCTTTCGCTATCATAGCCCGCACTTACTAACCTACTTTTTACAATTCCGCTAACACTCCTAGTACTTATTCTAGCTCCCTTGCTATTATTGCTTATAGAAGTAAATAAAGGCTCTGTAGTGTCTTCTATGCTTCTTTCTTTAAGATATTCTCTTATAGCCTTTTCTGTAGCTTCTGGGACTTTTACAAACTCCGCTCTTTCTTCTCTTCCTTTTCCCTGTAAGTAAAGTACTGTACTATCTCCCAGTGTGCGTAAATCCTCTATATTTGCTCTGTGTACTTCTATATCTCTTAAGCCCCCAGTTATCATAAGAGCTAAAATAGCATAGTCTCTTTTACCCTGTAATGTGCTTCTGTCTATATCTCCCAGTACAGCTTTTACTTGATTAGAAGTTAAGTAGTCTTTTTTGTGTTCCTTGCTAATAGTAGCCCCTTTTACATGAAGTGCGATATTAGGATATAGCCCCTCTTGCTCTAACCACTGGAAAAACAGCCTTACAGCTATAATATAGTTCTGTACAGTAGTAGCTTTATGGTCTTCTTTAAGCTCTTCTCTAAAGGCTAAAATATCCTCTCTAGTAGGTCTTACAATGCCTTTAAAAGTAAGCCATTTTGCAAACTGTCTTAAAGCTCTAGTATATGTCTGTATAGTTTTCGGTTTTGCGTCTAAATACTCTATAAAGCGTGTGTATAAATCCGCTGTGAGTTCTGGAGCTCCTGTAGCTACTATATTTGTATTTCCATTTACTATAAGCTCTTGCATACTGTACTACCTTTCTACATATACATACATCATTATGTGTATATACTTGTGTGTATATGATTATGTGTATATATGTATGTGTATATTTTTTGTGTGTAGTGATTTTATTCACTATGTCAAGTATAGTACTACATTTTCATATAGTCAAGCGGTATTTTCATATTGTTTCATAAAAGAATAGCTGGAAGCTTTTACTCATTTTTGAGTATATTACTCCCAGCTTTAGTAGTTATCTTATATTAAGTGTGAGCTGTGAAGCGTCCGCTATAAGGCTTTTTAGCTCCTGTTCTTTTGCTTCATGCTCTTTTATTGCTTCTGTAATACTTGCTATTGTATCTGGCTTTAAGGTCTTTCTTTTTAAGCTTGCTCTCATTTTCTTTAGTGCTGTTTGTATGTCTTGTAGTCTCCACTCCAGCGGTATCTGTTCTAGTTGTCCCTCTCCATATACACTTATAGCTTTTTCTCTTATCCGCTCATAATATGTATTATCCCCTGTAAGAAGTCCTACTACTTTTACAGCCTGTAAGAATAAATCTAGCTTGTCTGTATCTGTGCTTATTCCAGCTTCTAGGGCTTTCTGTAGTTCCCTTGCTTCTGCTAAATTGCTTACAGATATTACTGTCATTTTATCCTTTACAGCTTCTTCTGTTTCTATCCGTTCTGGAGCTTTTATAGGGCTTTCTGTGGCTGTTTTAGGCTCTGTAATAGCTTCTATGTGCTCTTCATTGTCTGTAGCTATAAAGTCTCTTTCTAGGGCTTTCTGGCGGGCTTCTGTAGTGGCTGTATTAAGCTTGCTAAAATCTAATTGCATATTATTACACCCCCTTATTATAGCTCCTTAAAATAGTTAAACATTGGGTAGTATTCAAAAGGTACAGTAGCTCCTGTAGCTCCGTTTCTATTCTTCAATACTACTAGCTCTACTTCTCTAGGATTTTTGGCTTTTGCTTTGTTTACATCAAAGTCTTTACTTCCTACTCCTTTAAGCTGTAGTCCCAGAAGTACATCACTTCCAAACTCTATAGCTCCGCTTTCTTTAAAGGCTTCCATGCTTATAGGTGTAGAGTAGTTAGCTCTATTTACGCTGGATATTCCTATAACAGGTATTTTATAATCCCTACTTACCCTCTTAAGCTCCAGTACAGCTTTATCTATGTTTTGCTTGTCTGTGGCTCTCATGTCATAAGGTGCTAATATCTGTACATAGTCTATTATTACTACTGGCTTTCTGCCTGTAAAAAGTATGTGCTTGTCTATTACTTCCTTTACTTCCTTTACTCCTAAATTGCCTACACCCTCATGTATATATATGTGCTCCGCATAGCTTCCATAAGCTGTTATAGCTCTTTCTATAAGCTCTTTCTCTGTGGTGCTGTAGTTAGCGTATCTGTTACCCGCTGTTATTCCTCTAGCTGTTTTAGCATTGTTTACACTTCCAGCATTTTCTATAGTATCTAATAAAGTATGTCTACTTATGCTTTTAGCTATAAGCTCACTTCTGGCCATTTCTAAAGAAAATATAAGTACATCTGTACCCGCCTGTGCTAGCTGGTCTGCTATTTGTGTTATTAAGGTTGTTTTACCTAGTGAAGATATAGCACCGCAAAAATACAGCCCCTCATAAAGTCCCCCCTCTAGAATTTTATCTAGCTTTGTAAATCCAGTAGGAAGAGCTGGAGTATTTACACTTTCTGCTATTCCGTTTATAAAGTCCTGTAAGTGTGAAGCTGTGCTAGTCTTTAAGTACTCTTCTTTCTCCTGTTCTAGAGCTTGCTTCTGTAGGTCTTCTGGACTTGCTACAGCTTGTGTAAAGGCTTCTCTATCTGCTAAAAGTGCTTCATTTGCGTCTTTAGCTTCTCCATAAATATTAAGCCTGTAAAAAGGTAGCTCTATTCTGTTAAGCTCCTGTATAAGCTCTTCTGTGGCTTTCTGTCCCTCTTCATCATTGTCTAGAGCTATTACTAAAGGTTGCCCTGGTCTTTCTTTCTCCAGAAGTGCTACTAGCTGTCTTGTGTTTGCTGTGCTTCCTAGTCCTACAGCTACTCCGCCTACTTCTATAATGCTTAAAGCGTCAAGCTCTCCCTCTACAATAAATATAGGCTTATCTGCTGTTTTAAAGGCTTTACTATTAAAAAGTACACTACTTCCATGCTTTCTAACTCTGTTCTTTTTATCTGCTGTAGTATCAGTATTGCGGGCTGTGTATGTCTCATAGCCTGTAGGAATAATAAGAGCTTTCCACTCTTTCTTTATACTGTTTCCGTTTTCATCTTTTTCGTAAGCTGTAAAGTGTTCCTCATAACCTACTAAATATTTTTTAGCTACTTCTGGACTTATACCCCTTTTAGTAAGATAGGCTGTCTCTGTAAGCTTCTGCTGGCACTTCTTGTAGTACTCCATAAGTCCCGCTGTTTTCTGTTCGTTTTTGTCTTGTTTTTGTACTTCTGTAGTAGGTGCTGTGCTCACTTCTTTAAAGTCCTTTCTAGCTTCTTCTGGTGCTCTTTTTTCTAGTTCTACTCCGTATAGCTCATAAGCTTTATTAAAAATATCTACATCACTTGTAAGCCCATAATCTATAGCTACTACATCAAAAATGTCATAATATGCACCGCATGAAAAACATTTACAATGATTACCCCGCCTGTCATAGCTCATACTGGGGTGTGTGTCGTTGTGTTCTGGATTTATACAGCTAAAAGGCTTTCTAGTGCTTCTTCCTGTGCTTTGTAAATAGCTCTCTAAATACCCTTTTACTATGTCTCTGGCTGTGTCTCTATCCATGTTTTTATATCCTCTCTTTCTGCCTTTAAAAGGAAGCTCTATACTTCACTTTTTCAAAAATTTTAGCTTTTATTGTTTAATTTTGCGATTTTATGTATGAAGCTGTCGCACCGTCTACCGCTTGCACTTTTTCTAGAGATTTTCACTCCCCCTACTCCATATTATGAAGCGGTTTTAGGTGTCCTAAATAATATTAAAAGTGTTTTATTTTAGTAGGTGTGGGAACACTCCCAGTGCTTGCTATTTTGCCTGTGTCATTACATAGGCAGTGCTTGCTATTCTTTCTTTATGTGTGCTACTTCTATGCTTATCGGTGGGAGCTGGTCTAGTTCTGGCTCTTCTTCCAGCTCTAGTAGTTGTCTTGTCTGTACAGGACTTTTTACAGCTCTTATAGCTTCATTTAAAGTTAAGTAGTTATCTATATTTGCATTTATACATACAGCTATAAGCTCTCCCTTTATGCCTTTAAGAATAAGCTGTACTCCGTCTGTATCTGGATAGTCTATAGGCTCTGCTTCTAGAATAGTAAAGCCTACTAAACTTTTAAGCTCCGCTCCTGTTATGGTCTTAAAGCTTAAGCTGTTATACTCATTGTCTGTAAGTATCAATACTGTCTATCCTTTCTGGGAGCTGTTGTAGTTTTTCTTCTTGCCTTTAAAAAGAAAGCTCTTGTATATATCTCTCCCAGT